AGCATAAACCCGCCCCCACCTATCCCGGTTACCTTATCGGTTTCCGCTGGATCCAGTCCGAGCTCCCGCATAGCCTTCGCAAACTGTTCACTATTAAACGCGAATTTTATGGGAAAGGCGTTCCTTTCCTCTTGGTGCCGTGTCTTGAGTGCTAAATACTGATTCATGGTTGTTCCTTTTGTTTTGGTTATTGAGAAATACACCTTTCACGCCCAAAGGCCGCGTATAGCGGCCCTGGGCGGTTAAAGGTTGAGCGGCTATTCCGCTATACGCGTTGGCATAATCAAGCCCTCCCATGGAGCTGGAGTAATGGGGGTTAGCTTTACCGCATTTACCGCGGTCAGAAAATCCATGCGAAGGGCCAGGCCGCCTAAATTTTTGATAACCGCGGTGAACCCGGTAAAAAGATCTGGCGCGAAACCAATGGCGGTAATACCTGGTCTTTCGTCTGGGATCTCTGGCATGATACGCTTCCAGTAGTCCGGGTAATACTCTTTTATTGGTTCTGCTACAGTTGTCGGCTGTCCGGGTTCAATGGTCCGAATGTAGCTGCCGTCAAAGGTTAGTTCTGCTTCGCGTTTTTTCGGCAAAGCTGCCAGCGGCGCGATAAAACGGGTCATGCCTGGATCAGGTTCAAAATCCACGGTCAACAATATATGGCGGTTAGTAAGAACCATTTTTTTCGCTTCACAGTCAAAATACACGCCTTGTATGTTAGGGCGCATTTTGTCTTTTGATACGAAATGCTTCGCGGTGGTTTGCGTCAGTGAAATGTTCATGTTGTCTCCTGTTTTGTTATTGTTGTTACTGCCCTTCACGCCGAAAGGCCGCGTAAAGCGGCCCTGGCGGTTAAATGTTGAGCGGTTAATCGAAATTCAATGGAGCTAAAGGCTGTAATTCGGGTTTGCCGTTCGTGGCATAATTCCCGCCGACGACAATACGCGTACCCCCGTACTCGGCGCATACATAGTATACAGGGCACTTACCACCGTGATATTCAATATGCGACATGCGCAAAAAATCGTGGATAGTACCGCCTTTTATCTTTATACCATACCCATTAAACGCAGCTATATAAAGTCCGGTTGTTAGCTTGATACTCATGTTGATCCTTTTGTTTTGGTTGTTGTTGTTGCCTCTCACGCCGAAAGGCCGCGTATAGCGGCCCCGGTGGTTGTTGGTTGTGTTGTTACTCAATCATCAAACATGCCGTAATCCTTATAATAGCAAAAATCGCTTAACCCGCTTTCATACCCGGCATCATACAAGTATTGCTCCTCTGGTGTATGGAAATTGTTTCGTCTTCTGTCTTCGCCTACAGTATTGCCGTCAGCATAGCCAACCGCATACGCGATATAGTACCTTTCGGTTTCGCTGTTCAATAAATGTTCCATAGTATATATTTTTTTTTGTTGTTGTTGTTGTTGTTGTTGTTGCCTTACACACCCGAACCCCGCGCATGGCGGGGCTGGCGTTGACTGGTTGAGCGGTTAACCCTCATCATTGGTATATGCGTCATAACCATTATATCCGGTATACTCACCCGGCTTGACCGTAAACTCATACCCGTGTAGCGTGTTTCGATACTGTCCGCCCTCTGGTTGATCGGACAGCCAACGCAGGGTTTCTTGTTCAGTATCTCCACAATAGGCAAGAGTGTAATGTCCGGTGATATCCTTTACAAGCGCTTCATAAACGGTTTGCTTTTCGTAATTCATGGTGTTGTCTCCTTTTGTTTTGGTTGTTGTTGATACTGATTACTTCAATCCTTTTAAATACTGCCGAAACTGCTGCTTACATTCTTTGAGTGTGTAACCGTAATACACTTGCTTCACCAGCTGGTTGTTTACTATGTCTGTAAAGAGATAGCTGCCGTTATGTTGCTTTTCGTAAATCATGAGTGTTGCTCCTGTTTTGGTTGTTGTTGTCTGCTGTACTGATTAATTCAATGTACAATAATTATTATCATTGTCAAATTATTTTTCACTCACCAAGATATTTATCTTGAATGGGCAATGTATGGACAATGTATGGGCAATGTATGGGCAATGGAGCGAAACGCCGGAGAGATATGACCGGGGCGTGTTTCCGGGGATTATGGGTCATATGGACAATGGAAAAATAAAAGCAGTCATTTAGTTACATATAAATATGGGAGTATGTAGAATAGTGTGTAATACTGGTGAATAGGAAACGCCCCTGGCATTGTCCATATTGTCCATAACCCCGTAAACCCGCGACTGGCAAGCGTTTCCAGATGGACAATAATTTTTTGTTAAATGGCGAAATCCTTGCATAGACTTATAAATCAATGGGTTACGGTATGGACAATACATGGGTCATTTAGAAAATGCATTGTCCATAACGGCGTTAACTGGCAAAATGCCCCGGCAGCTCCAGGCAAAATGACACACTTGTATCATAATGCTGCACTTGTTCCATTTTGACACAACTGTTCCATTTTGACACAACTGTATCATAATGCTACAACTGTATCAATATGCTACAACTGTTCCATTTTGACACAATTGTATCAATATGACACAACTGTTCCATTTTGATACAACCGGGGGGTGGGAGGACCGAGAGCGGATGGGTGACGGTCACGGTGGCCCCGTGAACAATTTTTTTAGAAATGGGTCTTTATATGACAATTTTTTTAAAATGAAGCGTCTATGTTAAATTTTTTTAAAACAAGCATTCATATAACAATTTTTTAACAGACAAAAATAAAAGCCTTTCAGTTAAAAATTTTTTTTATATTGTGGTATGATACACTCCCTGATATACGAGCCACGAAAGCTCAAAGCAACGGACGAGCTGCTCACGAAGATTTACGACAACGCCCGGCTCGGACTGAAGGGTGATAATCTCGCCATTGCCTCTGGCGTATTGCCCGTGGAGTATCGGCAGCTGTGTCAGTTTGACCCCGCGGTGGAGCAGATAGCGTTGCGCGGGTATGCGGACACAGAGGCGATGTTGTCAAGGACGTTGCACACCGCGGCTGAAGCGGGCGATGTGAAAGTGGCGCTTGATTTGCTCAAGCATACGCACGGATGGGTGGCCAAGCAGCAAATCAATCTGGAGGTTGACCAACGCATAAGCATCACGGAGGCCTTGAACGACGCGAACTCGCGGGTGCAGGATGCGGGGTTTGAGGTGGTGGAGACAACGGACGAGAAGATAAAAAGGCTTGAGCATGTGAAGAAGATGCAGAGTTTGGACTTTCACAAAACGATAGGCGCCGCCCGCTGATGCAGACTCCCATTTACAGTGCGAAGGACGAGCAGCTGTTGATGAGCCATCTTTGGTCGCCTCAGCTCAAGAACGATCCGCACGCGTTCGTGATGTACAACTTTCCGTGGGGGAAAAAAGGCACGCCGCTGGAGCATTTCACAGGGCCGAGAAAATGGCAGCGCAAGGTGTTGAGGGATGTAGCGGAGCATATCCGGAAGAACGGGGCGAAAACGAGCCTGTTCGAGGTGTTGAGGATGGCTGTGGCGTCTGGTCGTGGCATCGGGAAGTCGGCACTGGTGAGCTGGCTCGTGGTGTGGTTTGTCTCGACACGCATTGGTTCGACCTGCATCGTGTCGGCGAACAGTGAAAACCAGCTCCGCGGCGTGACTTGGGCGGAGATAACCAAGTGGCTCAGTATGGCGATGAACAGCCACTGGTTTGAAATCAGCGCGACAAGGGTCATTCCTGCGAAGTGGGTGACTGAACTGGTGGAACGGGACTTGAAGATGGGCACACGGTACTGGGGCGTGGAGGGTAAGTTGTGGAGTGAAGAGAACCCGGACGCTTACGCGGGTATTCACAACTTCGCAGGCGTGATGCTTATATTTGATGAATCGAGCGGTATACCCGACAGTATCTGGTCAGTAGCGCAGGGCTTCTTTACGGAGGACACACCCAACAGGTTCTGGATGGCGTTCTCGAACCCGAGGCGCAACAGTGGGTATTTCTACGAGTGTTTCAACGCGAAACGGGATTTCTGGCGCACGGACAACATCGACGCCCGCACGGTGGAGGGTACGGACAGTGCGTTTTACGAGTCTATCATCGCGGAGTTCGGCCCCGACAGTTACCAGGCGAACGTTGAGGTGTACGGGCAGTTTCCCGACGCGGGGGATGAACTGTTCATTTCACCGCGGATGGTTGAGGATGCGATGAAAAGAGATGTGGAGCTGGATCCGACCGCACCTATTGCCATCGGGGTTGACCCCGCCCGGTTTGGGTCGGACAGTACGGTCATAGCTATTAGGCAGGGGCGCAATATTCTTGAGATACGACGCCACAGGGGGGAAGATACGATGGAGGTGGTCGGCAGAGTAATTGACGCCATCGAGGAGTTTCGCCCGGCGATTGTGGCTATTGATGAAGGGGGCCTCGGCGCGGGGGTGGTGGACAGACTCAAGGAGCAGCGGTATAAGATAAAGGGTGTCAACTTCGGGGCTTCATCGCGCAACAGGAAGATGTATGTCAACAAGCGCGCGGAGATATGGGGTGAAATGCGCGAGTGGCTGAAGACCGGGTCTTTGCCGCAGGACAAGTGGTTGAAAGGAGACCTTTCCTCACCGATGGTGAAGTATGATTCGATGGGGGCTATGCAGCTTGAGAGCAAAAAGGATATGAAAAAAAGAGGGTTGTCCTCCCCCGACAGCGCGGACGCGATTGCGCTCAGTCTGGCATTTCCGCTCGGGCATCGTGAATCAAGGCAAGGAATTGAGCGAAAAAAGACTTATTATCCACAAAACAGCACTGCAACAACTACATCCTGGTTAGGAGCATAGATGGCAAAACAGACGAAACCGCAGGAAGAGATGCTTTCCGCTATGCGGTCAAGGTTCACCGCCGCACTTGGTTCATACAGCCCGTCGAGGCAGAACGAGCTGGACGACCTCCGGTTCTTCGCAGGCGACCCTGACAATCAGTACCAGTGGCCTGCTGATGTGATTTCATCCCGCGGGTCGTTGCAGGGGCAAACCCTCAACGCACGGCCATGTCTGACCATCAACAAGTTACCACAGCACGTCCGGCAGGTGACCAACGAGCAGAGGCAGAACAGGCCCTCCGGCAAGGTCATCCCTGCTGACGACAAGGCGGATGTAAAGGTGGCACAGATTTTTGACGGTCTCATCAAGCACATAGAGTATATGTCCGACGCGGATGTGGCGTACGACACTGCGTGCGACAACCAGGTGGTATACGGCGAAGGATATGTACGGCTGTTGACTGAGTACTGCGGGGATGATTCCTTTGACCAGGACTTGCGCATCGGGCGTATACGGAACAGCTTCTCGGTGTATATGGACCCGATGATTCAGGACCCGTGCGGGGCGGATGCCCGGTGGTGCTTCATCACGGAAGATATTTCCAAGGATGAGTACGAACGCATGTGGCCGGATGCTACGCCGATCAGTTCACTGATGGCGAACGGGACGGGGGATGCGTCAATCAGCCAGTGGATTACCGAGCAGACTATCCGTATAGCGGAGTATTTCTACTACGAATACGACAAAAAGGTGCTGAACCTTTACCCGGGCAATATGTCGGTGTTTGCCGGCTCACCCGAAGACGAAGAGCTGAAGTTGATGGGCCTACGACCTATAAAGTCCCGTCCGACGGATGTGAAAAAGGTCATGTGGGTGAAAACAAACGGGTACGAAGTCCTCGAGCAGTCGGAATGGGTTGGGCAGTGGATACCGGTTGTCCGTGTTGTGGGTAATGAATTCGAGGTAGACGGGAATGTGTTCGTTTCGGGGCTTGTACGTAACGCAAAGGACGCCCAGCGGATGTACAATTACTGGGTGTCGCAGGAAGCCGAAATGCTCGCACTGGCGCCTAAAGCACCATTTATTGGGTACGGTGGACAGTTTGAGGGGTATGAGAACCAGTGGAAAACAGCAAATGTCAACAACTGGCCGTACCTTGAAATCAATCCAGATGTAACGGACGGAAACGGAAGCATTTTACCACTTCCACAGCGTGCCGCGCCTCCTCTTGCACAGACAGGACTCATTCAGGCGAAGATGGGGGCATCTGAAGACATTAAATCGACTACAGGGCAGTATGACGCCAGTTTGGGCGCAACATCCAATGAGAGGTCTGGAAAGGCCATTCTTGCGAGAGAAAAACAGGGCGACACCGGGACATACCATTTCATTGATAATCTCGCACGGGCCGTGCGTCACGTTACCCGCCAGTTGGTGGACGCCATCCCGAAGATTTACGACACCGAGCGAATTGCCCGTATTGTTGGGCTTGACGGCGAAGTGAAAATGGCTAAAATCAATCCGAACCAGCAGGAACCTGTGAAAGAGGTTGTTGATGAGACGGGTGTCGTTATTGAGCGCATTTACAACCCCTCGGTCGGTAAGTATGATGTTGTGGTCACTACAGGTCCGAACTATATGACCAAGAGGCAGGAAGCACTTGACGCCATGAGCCTTCTGCTTCAATCAAACCCACAGCTCTGGCAGGTAGCAGGGGATTTGTTCATCAAGAATATGGACTGGCCCGGGGCGCAGCAGATGGCGGCCCGTTTTGCAAAAGCCATTGACCCGAAACTGCTCGCGGAAGAGGACAAATCGCCACAGCTCCAGCAGGCGGAGCAGCAGATGCAGGCTATGGGCAAAGAACTTGACCAGCTCCACCAGATGCTTCAAAACGCTGCGAAGTCCATTGAGGTGCAGGAGCAGCATCGTAAGGACTTTGAGGCGCAGGTCAAAGCGTACCAGGCGGAGACCCAGCGTATCAGCGCGGTGCAGGCGGGAATGAGCCCGGACCAGATACAGGACATCGTGCTTGGCACTGTACACGGGATGATAACAAGCGGCGACCTTGTGACCGAAATGCCAACGCAGGATAGAGGCGATATGGTGCAGGAGCAGATGATGCCCCCACAGGATATGCCACAGGAACAGATGATGCCTCCACAGGAACAGATGATGCCTCCACAGGAGCAGATGATGCCTCCACAGGAGCAGATGATGCCTCCACAGGAACAGATGGCCGAAGAACAGCAAATGATGCCACCAAATGCTTAGGTCAACAATGGATCTTTTCGGGAAAGCGTATGGCGCTTTTTACGACACAGGTACGCAGGCCGTCACGAATACCGCGGCCGCAGTAGAGTATCTGCAAACCTTATCGCACCGTTACCATGAAAGCAGCTGAATTTGTGGGCAAACTTTTTCTTGCCCGTGATGTAGCCCATTCTGTGCATCTGAACACCAGAAGTTACGCAAAGCACAAGGCGCTCAAGACTTTTTACGAGGATATTGTTGACCTGGCGGACGAATTTGCCGAAGCGTACATGGGTAAAAAAGGGCTTATCGGGCAGATTCCTCTTCTGACTATCAAAAAAACAGGTAATATTGTTGAGTTTCTCGAAAATCAGGTTGAGGAAATTGAAAAAGAAAGGTATATTGTATGTGACAAAACGGATACACCAATACAGAACGTTATTGATTCCATCATCGCGCTGTATCTTTCAACGTTGTACAAGCTCAAATTTTTAGCTTAATGTCCGTATTTTTATGCCCATCAGCGAAGCAACAGTACTTCGATGCGAACGGTGAACCGCTTGCGGGGGGAAAACTGTACACATATTACAGCGGGACCACCAACCCGCAGGCCACATATACTGATTGGACCGGGACGACAGCCAATGCAAACCCGGTTGTTCTGGATTCACGAGGAGAGGCCAATGTCTACTGGCTGAACAACCTGTACACGGTCATGTTGAGAGACGCGGATGATACTCTCGTGTACACGCAGGACGGTGTAGCCCCCGCGTTTTCGCAAGGCAACCTCATTTATAAGGGCACATGGGATGCGGACACAAACGACCCTGAGCTTGTATCAAGCATTGGCACTACAGGCGACTACTATGTGGTTGATGTGCCGGGCGAAACAGAACTGGATGGCATAGACTCGTGGGAAGTGGGTGACTGGGCAGTGTTTGGTTCCACGGCATGGGAGAAAATACCCTTGAGTATCTCCGGAACAATAAATGGAGGTACCTATGCTTAAAGTATCAACCTTTTCAACGACATCCGCGAGTGCTGTCAACTACATGGGTGCATGGAACGCCAGCACCAACGACCCTGTGCTTGTGTCTGGGGTAGGCGCAACAGGCGCATATTATGTGGTCAGCGTTGCGGGGGACACGGATCTTGATGGAATTACAAGCTGGGGCGTAGGCGATTGGGCGGTATTTGGTACAACTGCATGGCAGAGACTTGAAGGTGGTACGCAGCTCAACGCAAAAACTCTTCTTGTAGAAGAAACATCGCAGTTTGAAGGAAATATTACGGCAACCGCGTTGACGGCATCGCAGGCTGTAGCGACGGATGCATCAAAAAGGCTTGTATCTGTACCAAACACAGGTTCCGGGAATAATGTGCTTGCCACGACCCCGACGCTTGTAGCGCCCATCCTCGGAGCGGCTTCGGCCACCAGTGTGAACAAAGTTGCGGTTACCGCACCTGCTACAGGGGCAACGCTGACCATAGCAGACGGAAAAACACTGACTGTGAACTCGTCGGTGACGCTTGCAGGCACGGACGGAACGACAATGACGTTCCCAACGACAAGCGCAACACTCGCACGCACTGATGCGTCGAACACATTTACGGGGCACCAGACGATTGAAGGCGTGACCTCAACAGGTGCGACCGGTACGGGTAAACTGGTATTTGACGCGTCTCCGACGATTACAGGCCATCCGACGATTGAAGGCGTGACCTCAACAGGTGCAACCGGTACGGGTAAATTGGTTTTTGACGCGGCTCCAACGATTACAGGCCATCCGACGATTGAAGGCGTGACTTCAACAGGGGCTACAGGGTTGGGAAGGTTTGTTTTTGATGCGTCACCCGCGTTGACGGGGTCACCGACCGCACCGACTGCGACAACAGGGGATAACACAACTAAAATTGCGACCACCGCGTTTGTAACAACCGCCGTGGCTAATGTGGAAATAACAACCATTTCGGGAGGCACTTACGAATGAGCACCATTCTTGTAAAGAAAAACGATACCGCAGGCCATGTGCCAGACGCCGGTGATTTGACCAACAGTGCTGGAGGCGCTGAACTTGCGGTCAACACTGCGGACGGTAAACTGTATGTGAAGAATAGTTCTGGAGAAATCGTAGAAATCAGCCAAATGAAACAGAAAAAAATAGAAGCATTCCCCTCGTCCGACACTTGGGAAGTACCCGCAGGTGTCACCTACGGTATAGTATATGTCATCTCTGGCGGTGGCGGAGGTGCTGATCAAACTAATAACGCAACCGCTGGCGGGGATACGAGCGTAGCTTGCACAGCAGAAACGGTGACATCTGTTGGCGGTACTGCGCTGGCGGGGGAAAACGCAGGGTATCAATTTAAGTGCCTGTCAGGGCAGGCGAACACAGGCGAGAGTGCTACGCTTGGGGGGTACGTTAGTCGG